GGCGGTGACTACAAAGACACCGTCGGCTGCAGAGGCAAAGCGCCGAGCATCGTACTGTGCGCGGTCCGAGGGCCAGATGAAGGATTTCCCTGAAGCTGCCAAAGACCCAAACAGCAGGCTCCGCCAAGCGCGAAAGCGTTGGAGGTGCTGAATCGTGGAGATGATGGTATGGAACGTCGTTTTGACAGCGATCGTGGGACTCATGGGATTTTTGCTTAAAAGCAAGTTCGATGAGTTGTCCCGAATCAGCATTTTGCTGAACCGGACCCGCGAAGAAGTTGCCAGGGACCACGTCACCCGTAGGGAAGTGGACGATCGGATTGAAAAACTGGTCAACCACATGGATCAGAGGTTTAATCGACTCGAGCAAAAACTCGATGACATCCAAAAAGGACGGACGATATGAAAACACCGATGAAAATGGTCAAAAAAGGAGGCAAATCAGTGCCTGCTTTTGCGGCCGACGGCGTTGGCAAGATGAAAAAAGGTGGCATGGCCATGAAGTCCGCTTCGGACAAGATGGGCCGTGCTGTTTCTCGTAAAACGGCCGACGTCAAGGGCCGTGCAATGAAAAAAGGAGCATGATCATGGCTGGAAGAGGAATGGGTTGCGCCACTCGTGGCGGCGGTGCTGTTGAAAGCGGCCCCAAAAATCGCGTCATGTCTGAGCCAAGCAAAAAGTCTGGCCCTGTGATGATGAAAAAGGGCGGCATGGCCAACAAAGGCGGCATGAATGAGCACAAGCGCATGGCCATGGGCAAGCCCATTGGCAAGATGGGCGGTGGCATGATGACCAAGGGCTACAAAAAGGGCGGAGCAGTCTGCTAAATGGCCACCTCAGGCACTACCTCATTCAACCTGTCGATTGACGACCTGGTTGAGGAAGCGTTTGAGCGCTGCGGCATGCGGCCGACCAGTGGGTTTCAACTCACCTCGGCTCGCCGCTCGCTCAACCTGCTATTCCTTGACTGGGCCAATCGTGGTTTGAATCTGTGGACGATTGAGCAAGCCACTTTCCCGTTGACCGCTGGCGTCAACGAAATTGCGCTGGATGCTTCCGTTGTCAACGTGCTTGAGGCGGTCATTCGCCAAAACAACCAAGGTACCAACACGGACGTGTACATTGAGCGTATCAGCCGCGAAGACTGGCTCAATGTTCCTGACAAGACTACACAGGCTCGCCCTGCGCAGTTCTATGTTGAGCGCACGAACATTCCGAAAGTGTACTTCTATCCCGCGCCGGCTGCGGGATATACGTTCGTGTACTACCGCATTCGTCGAATCCAGGACGCAGGCAACTACACCAACACAGCGGACGTGAATTTTCGCTTCTTGCCCTGCTTGGCATCTGGCCTTGCGTACTATCTTTCCCTCAAGTTTGCTGCTGACCGCTCTGCTGCGCTCAAGGCAATTTATGAGGAGGACTTCCAGCGCGCTGCTCTGGAGGATCGCGACACTGCAAGCGTGCAGTTTGTACCGGACTTAGGAGTGTGATATGGCCTTCGCGACAGGCATGCACTCATATGGTCTGTGCGACTACTGTGGCCAGCGCTACCGGTACAACACGTTGCGCAAGAATTGGCGCGGCTTTATGGTGTGTCCGGACGACTATGAGCCGAAAGAGCCGCAACTCGAGCCCCTACGTTACAGGGGCGATGCCATCGCATTGCGTGACCCGCGTCCCGATCGTATCGAGCCACTATCTGTTTTTATTGGGGCTCCCGGCTTTACCGCCTTTCAAAGTTACGGCAGTGTGCGAGGTGGCACCAACATGCAGCCGTATATACAGGACCAGGCGCTCATTGCGCAGGGTGTTGTCGGATCAGTGACTGTGAGCATCACATGAACTACAACGAACTCGTCACCAACATTCGAAACTACACCGAGGTGGGTAGCAATGTCTTCACCGAACCGGTGATCAACACTTTCATCACGATGGCGGAGAACCAAATTCTCCGCGAGATTGACCTGGACGTGTTTAAGCTGGAGGTCACGGGCAACATGACTCAGGGCAACAAGTTCCTGGCAGCCCCCTCTAATCTCCTCACGCATCGTTACATGATTTTGACGCCTGCCAATGGCGATCAAATTTTCCTGGACTTTCGGGACACGTCCTTCATGAAGGAGTACTGGTCGAATGGGGCCACGCAGGGTACGCCCAAGTACTATTCAGTGTGGGACCAAAACACCTTCTATGTCGCTCCCACGCCGAATCAAAACTACAGTGTGGAACTGGGGTACATCTACCGTCCCACCCAACTGTCGTCTACGAACCCGACCACTTGGGTCAGCACCAACGCACCTGAGGCCCTGCTGTATGCATGCCTGATTCAGGCCTACAGCTACACGAAAGGCCCTGCAGAAATGATGCAGTATTTCCGTGCAGCCTACAAAGAGGCTATACAGGGCTTGGGCACTGAGCAGCAGGGTCGTCGTCGACGCGACGAGTACCGAGATGGTATGCTTCGTATTCCACTTAAATCGGAGTCACCAGGACCATGATCACACCTTCTGTTCAAGCCTCTATGGGCAGCGTTTTTGTCGAAACAACGCAAGGTCGCGGATGGACGCCAGAGGAGCTTGCCGTTCGCGCCGCCGACAAAATTATCTACGTTGGCGACCAGTCGCACCCGGCCATCCAGGCGCAGGCCAGGGCATTTAAAGAAAACGTCAAACATGTGGTGGCGTTTTACTTGAAAGAGGCAGTTGAGCAGGATAGAGCGACAATTGCAACCAGGCTTACTCAGGCCGGGCACCCCAACTTGGTTCATTTACTAGGAGATTAAAATGCCATTTGCAGGTAACTTCATGTGCACCAGCTTCAAAGTACAGCTGATGCAGGCAGTGCACAACTTTACGGCCAGTACTGGCAACACGTTTAAGTTGGCCATGTACAACAACACCCCGTCCTTTACGGCGGCGACCACTGCATACACCAACGCCAACGAAGTACCTGATTCAGGCACATACGTGGCGGGCGGTGGTGTGCTGACCAACATCACGCCTACGTCTTCGGGAACAACCGCATTCACGGACTTTGCAGACCTGTCGTTCACCAGCGCGACAATCACTGCATTTGGCGCACTGATTTACAACGACACGGCAGCGGGCGACCCCACTGTGTGCGTACTGGATTTTGGTGGCGCAAAAACGTCCACTGGTGGTACTTTCACCATTATCTTCCCCACTGCTGACGCTTCGAATGCAATTATCCGAATTGCTTGAAAGGCATGAGTGTCCGATGTCGTTGTCGCCTTTGATGGTTGGAATGCCTCCGGTGTAAGCTGGGGTGACCAGCCTTGGGGGCAAGGCGCTCTCGACATTGCCGCAACGGGGGAAGTAGGCGGCGTAGCGCCGGACAATGATGTCTTCGTCACGGGCGTACAGGCCCAGGCTTTTGTCGGCCAAGTTGACGTACAAGGTAATACGGTCTTCTCGGTCGAAGGGGTATCCGCGACTGCGGAGGTCGGCCAGGTTGAAGTGGCAGCCAACGCTAATGCCCCCGTCACGGGGGTAGCCGCAGTTGGAGCTGTCGGATCGGTCGTGGTGCGGACCGACGTTGTTTTCTCGGTCACGGGAGTATCCGGAACTGGAGCTGTCGGCCAAGTCATAATACGCAGCTCCTACCCCGTCACGGGGGTATCCGCAGTTGGAGCTGTCGGGTCGGTTCAGACAGTAGGCACCGCCTCTTTCCTTGTCACGGGGGTATCCGCAGTTGGAGCTGTCGGGCCTGCTGTGGTGCGGACCGACGTTGTCTTCTCTGTCGAAGGGGTATCCGCGACTGCGGAGGTCGGCCAGGTTGTAATTGATAGCGGATATTCAGTCACTGGGGTATCCGCGACTGCTGACGTTGGCCAAGTCGCAGTAACAAACACCGTTGATGCGGCCGTTGCTTTTGATGGCTGGAACGCCTCTGGTGTGAGCTGGGGCGATCAGCCCTGGGGCCAGGGCGTACTTAACATTGCCGCGACGGGGGAAGTGGGAGTTGCGCAAGTTCCCGACGGCAGTGTCGCTCTTACGGGCGTTCAAGCAGAGGCTGCACTTGGCCAAGTCGTAGTTGAAACCACTGCCGATGTCTTACTCACTGGGGTATCTGGTACCGGTCAGGTTGGTCAGGTTGTAATTGAAACCGGGTACTTGGTCACTGGGGTATCTGGCACCGCAGAGGTTGGCCAGGTTGTAGTCGACGTCAGTGAATCGGTCTTTCTTACCGGCGTGTTCGGCACTGGCCAGGTTGGCCAAGTTGTAGTCGACGTCAGTGAGGATGTATTTCCCACTGGGGTGTTCGGCATCGGCCAAGTTGGTCAAGTTGCAGTCGAGGGTTCTGCGGCCGTGCTTCCTACTGGGGTGTTCGGCACCGGTCAGGTTGGTCAAATTGACATCCTCGACAACGCAACTGTTTTTCTCACGGGCATGTCCAGCACTGCAGCGGTGGGTCAAGTTGCGGTGCAGGGCACCGCCGCTGTTTCTCTCACGGGCGTGTCCAGCACTGCAGAAGTGGGCCAAGTTGCAGTTGACGTCAGTGAGGTTGTTTCCCTTACGGGCGTGTCCGCCACTGCAGCGGTGGGTCAAGTTGCGGTGCAGGGCACCTCCGCTGTCTCTCTTACAGGGGTATCTGGGGTCACGGCAGTAGGCCAGGTTGTAATTGAAAGCGGTTACGCAGTCACGGGTGTGTCTGGAACTGCAGAGGTGGGCCAGGTTGTAGTGGTGAGCGGCGTCGGGGTGCTTGTCACGGGGGTGCAGGCAACAGGGCGGATCACAGGGGTCCTTGTCTGGGGTACTGTCGACGATAATAGCAACGTCAATTGGGTGGCTGTGGACGACCAAAACGCCGTCAATTGGGTGACTGTAGACGACCAAAACGCCGTCAATTGGGTGACTGTGGATGACCAGAGTAGTGTGAACTGGTCGGCCGTGGATGATCAAAACAGCGTGACTTGGGACACTGTCGTCACTTAAAATGGAAAAGACAAAACTTTTGCAAAAGGTAGCGGTATGGCAAGTACGTTTTCAAATCTCAAGTTTGAATTGATAGGTACCGGGGACCAGGCTGGGGACTGGGGCAACACAACCAATTCCAACTTCGGCACGGCCGTTGAACAGGCAATTACAGGGATGAGCAACCCTGTTTTTACGTCAGATGACGACCTGACCATAACCCTAACTAATACGACTGCCCTGCAGGTTGCTAGGGCACTCGTTTTGGACGTCACATCCGCCGTCAGCTTGACTGCTACCCGATCATTGATAGTGCCTACGATCCAAAAGCAATACATCGTTGAAAACAACACCTCAGGCGGTCGCAGCATACTTGTGCAGACGGTTGCAGGGTCAGGCATCTTGGTGCCCAACGGGCGCAAGGCGCATTTATACGTGGATGGCGCTGACGTGGTAGACGCAGTGTCTTATTTCTCGTCGTTGGCACTGGGCTCTGCGCTTCCTGTTACAAGTGGGGGCACAGGCACAACCACTCCCAGTTTAGTAGGTGGCCTTGGCATAGGTGTCTCAGGCGCTTTCCCGAACCAGACGATCAGTTCTTTTGTGAATTACCAACAGAACATTCAGTCCGGAAACTACACGCTGGTGTTAGCGGACGCGGGTAAACAAATTTTTCATCCAGCATCTTCCCCTTTTCAACGTGATTTCACTATTCCCGCTAACAGCGTCGTGCCTTTTCCAATAGGCACCCAGGTCTTGTTTACTGTGGAAAACGGGGGACGAACAGTGCGCGTAGCCTGTGACGACACACTGGTGTTTGGGTCAGGAATCACGGGCACTATCCCAGTCCTGCCGAACAACACACTGGCCTGCATAAAGGTCACTGCGACTAAGTGGATGGCAAACTACCTCTACCAAACAGGCACTCCACCCACATCGTTTGAGTCTATTGCAATCGGGTCTTCTTCTGCGATAGCGTATCCGGTTAGTGCAACCGGTTTTGGAACCCGGTATACCGATCCCACAGTTGGTTGGCCAGGAAGCGTACTTGGGGTTACTTTTAGTCCTTCAGGAAGGGACATCGCCCTCGCGCACGGCGGCTCACCTCATCTAACGGTCTATCCTTTTACGGGGCAACCGCAGCAACCCTATGGGACCAAGTATGCCGATCCTGCAAGTTTACCTGCAATCCAGGGCAACTCAGTTGCTTTTACTCATTCTGGCGATGCCATTGCCGTGGTGACTAACGGCACACCTTTTATAGCTGCTTACCCGTGGTCCAGCGCGGGTTTCGGGGCTAGGTATGCTAACCCAGGCACATTACCTACAGGCGCGGGCAACGGGGTTGCTTTCTCCCCGGCGGATGACTATATCGCCGTTGCGCACTCCACCACACCTTTTATGTCTGTTTACGCGTGGTCCTTTGCTGGTGGCTTTGGCACTAGGTCTACCAACCCAGCGACCTTGCCTGCGAGTACGGGTCGAGGCATTACTTTTTCGCCGGCAGGTACTGCTATTGCTGTCGCACACAACAACACACCTTTTATCTCCGTTTACCCATTTTCTGTCGGCATTTTTGGTACCAGGTTTGCCAATCCTGCGACCCTGCCTACAGGCAACGCGAACTCAGTTGCTTTCAACCCGGCAGGTAATGCTATTGCGGTAGCCCACGACACTACCCCGTGGATGTCGGTGTACAACTGGTCCGGCGCGGGCTTTGGCAGTAGATTTAGCAACCCGGGCGTCACACCTACGGGCGTTGGAAACGGGATTGACTTCAACCCTTCAGGGACTCTTATTGCGATTGCCCACGCCGTTACCCCGTTTGTGTCAATGTATCCGTGGTCCGGCTCAGGCTTTGGCACCAAATTTGCCAACCCAAACCCCTTGCCTTCAAGCACCGGCAACGCTGTCGCCTTCACTATTAACCCATAAAAGCCATGATCTACACACAACTGACCCCAGAATACAAATACGACATGCTTGCAGAGGCAGTTTATGCCCGTGAAGTGGAGTATTTTCTTTACGATTTTGACCGCATTAACTTCCAGCACCTTTTGGAAACGCTGGAAGATCAGGATGCCAAAAAAGACATAGAAAAGCGCCTTGACGAAACCCTCAAGCAAATGCGCATGGTTAAGGCCGTCATGGGGGCGTTGCATGCACAGATTGACGATCAGCAATCCTATGCAGACGCAGTCGAACGGGTGACTGCCAAGCGCAAGGCCAAGGAGTCAGAATAATGCTTAGATACGTTCAGTCTCAAGGTGGAGTCTTTATCCGCCATATCCATGACGTCGAGCCGACGCAATGGGACGAAAATAACTTCTGTTTTGCTCGAAATTTGACGCCAGAAAAGGCGCTTCATTTTGGTGTAACTAAACTTCAGGTCGTCACGTTTCCCTACTTTGACCCCGCCACGCAGCGGTGTGAAGAGGGTCCAGCTTTTTTAAACAACGGCGTGTGGACACAGCAGTACGTTATCACAGAACTGGAACCCGAAGAGGTGCTGGCCAAGCGTGAGGCTCAGTCTCAACAAGTCCGGGCAGAAAGAGACAGGCTTCTAGCCTCCTGCGACTGGACGCAGGTTGAGGATGTGCCAGTCGACAAAGCAGCGTGGGCCGCGTACCGCCAACTTCTCCGCGATGTGCCATCACAGCCCGAATTTCCCTGGGCGGTCATTTGGCCAGTCTCTCCGTGAGGCGGCTGTACATGCACTGCCCCCACGACTAAAATACGGAAGATAAATAGGCGCAACCCCCGCGAAACACTGCTTTCAAATAAGGAACCATCATGCCAAGCACCTTTTCGAGCCTCAAGTTCGAGTTAATCGGCAGCGGGGAACAGTCAAATAGTTGGGGCAATACAACCAACACCAACATTGGAACGGCCATTGAACAGGCCATCACTGGCCTGGGCAATCCTGTGTTTACCAGTGATGCCAACCTGACCATTGACCTCACAGACTTGCTGGGCCCTTCCCTGCAGACGGCGCGAGCCTTGATGCTGAACGTCACGTCTACAACCAGCCTGACCGCGACCCGTGCACTGATAGTTCCGACCATTCAAAAGCAGTACATCGTACAAAACAGCACGACCGGTGGCCAAAGCATCACCGTGAGAACGTCTGCAGGAACAGGTATCACGGTCCCCAACGGCGCGAAGATGCACCTGTTTGTCAATGGGACGAACGTGATTGATGCGGTGTCGCACTTCAGCGCTCTCACCCTTGGTGCAGCGCTTCCCGTTACAAGTGGCGGCACAGGGGTTACGACTTCCACAGGGACGGGCAATGCCGTGCTCTCAAACAGCCCAACGCTGGTCACACCGGCCCTGGGGACTCCTTCCAGCGGTACTTTGACCAACGCCACAGGCCTGCCCCTGTCGACAGGCGTGACAGGCCTGCTGCCAGTTGCCAACGGCGGCACGGGAACAGCCACTCCCGCCTTGGTGGCAGGCACAAACGTCACGATCACCGGCACATGGCCCAATCAGACCGTCAACGCGGCCGGGGTAGGTAACCTTACTGGAGCCGTGACCTCAGTGGGCACAGTCACATCCCTCGGGTCATTCAGCTCTGCCGACTTGGCTGCTGCCCTGACAAACGAGACAGGCAGTGGGGCTGCGGTCTTTGCAAACAGCCCAACCCTTGTAACGCCAAACCTTGGCACGCCTTCGACCCTTGTTGGCACGAACATCAGCGGCACGGCAGCAAGCCTGACAGCGGGCACTGTAACGACCAATGCCAACCTCACCGGTGCAATCACTTCAGTTGGCAATGCCACATCCCTCGGGTCGTTTAGTTCTGCCAACCTGGCTGCAGCTCTCACGGACGAGACGGGCAGCGGGGCCAACGTCTTTGCGAACACTCCCACTCTTGTCACTCCCGTTTTGGGAACCCCCACCAGTGGCAACCTGGACAACTGCACAGCGGACGGCACAAACAAGGTTGGCTACCGCAATGTTCCGCCGTCCGGTGCTAAGACAACCAGCTACACGCTGGTGGCGTCGGATGTGGGCAAGTTTGTTGAACTGGGAACTGGAGGCAGTGTGGTTGTCCCTTCAGGAGTGTTTGCTGCAGGCGATGTCATCAGCATCTTCAACAACACCAGCGGCAGCATCTCTTGCACCTGCTCTGCTGTAACGGATGTCTACAAGGCGGGTACTGACGCTGACATCAGCTCTTTCACCATACAGACAAGGGGCGTGGCCACCGTCCTGTTCATCACTACCACCCGTGCGGTAGTGTCGGGGAACCTGGCATGAGCGGAATCCTAAATGTTTTGATTGCCAGTTTTGGGGGAGGCTCAGCGCCTGTTGGATTTTTCGCGTCCATAACTAATCCCAACGGGGCAGAAGTTTTCAACATTACCCTAGGCATGAAAAGCGATCAATTGAACCTGTCCGCAGGTACCTCAGCTTCCGGAACGACGCAACTAACTGTTTTACGGTTGGCGCTTGATGGAACAATAACCTGGCAAACTACCCTTGCTGATGGATCAGATTATCCAGTCGGGGCAAGCGTTGACATTGACTCTGCGGGTAACGTCGTAATCGCCGGCTCAAAATACGACAGCTTTAACACCATTTTCACGGGCTACGTGGTCAAACTCAACGACAGCGGCGTCGTTCAATGGCAACGTCGCATAAACGGTAATACGCAGTTTTACGCGGTTGCAATAGATGCATCTGACAATCTCTATTGCGTCGGCATAGGGAACCTCTTTACCACAGCAACGTCAGACATGTACGTTGCCAAGTTTGATTCCTCTGGGACCATTCAGTATCGAAGAAACATCGGGTCTACCAGTACCTTTTCTGAAACGGCCTACTCAGTAGCTATCCGTTCCACAAGTGAATTTGTCATGACTGGGATAAACGGTTCTGGGGGATTTAAC